GTACTCTTTGTACTTTTGCTTTCTTATACTCGCGTCTTTGTACGGCATTTGGTTTCACCTTGTATTTCCAATATATTGCGGTTCGGGTACTCCAAGGGCAACCAGGCTTGTATATTTTAAAGCCAGCGTTAATTAATGAATTAGCTGATGGCGGGTTATTTGTCGTGTCTGTTATTATCCAATTCCAGCCTAGCTTTCTTGCTTGTCTAATTCTTGCTCGTATTAGTCTTTTTTGTAGGCCGTTGCCTGTGTAATCGTCTAGTATTCCAGCGCGGCACAAGTAGCCTGTATCTGTCCAGCGTATTGATCTAACCATGCCAGCAAAGCCAACCGTCTTGCCTTGGTCGTTTATTACAAACCACCAATGTCCAGTTGTAGGCATAAATATATCGTCACTAGGGAGTATCTTTTTTTGAAGATAGCACAGCATTGTGACTGTTTGCGGTTTAGTCGTGTCAGCCTTTCTTACATAGAATTTCATAGTCTGACACCTTGATTAGCTAAATCATTGCTATAGCTGAATCCCTAACATCGGCAACTCGGTTGATCCATCCCCTGCTGAAGGTCACAAAGGTTCTAAGAGACATTAAAAACTCTAGTCGTTTGTCGCAGTACAAATTAATTAATGCTTTAGGGTCTTGCTCTGCTAGTTTGACGGCAGCCAAAGTACGAGGGCCGAAGCCACCATCAACAGTAACCCCAACGCAATCCTGCAAAATTTTAGTAGCGCGCCCGACACCTGAATTAACAGCGACATCGAAAACAGCATAATCAACACCACATACAAGCTCATCGCCTCTGATAGCATCCCAGTATTTCCTTTTGTATAGCGGTGTCACCATCTTAGGTGTCAGGTTACGCATTTCCTTTTCTGAAACAGGTCTGCCTAGCCATTCTTCCCATACTCGTTTGGTAACTCCAAGGTTAGTCATCCCGCCTGGATCTTGAGGGTGGTTAACGAAATTTCCTTCATGCTTGAGCATTAGCTCAAGGCACTTCTCAAAATTGTCTTTCATTTCTTTAGGTTTGCCATGATGCGGCTGCCAAACAAGAAACCAAATGCAATGTTTGCCGCCTCTAAGCCGATGCGCTGCACAAATGGGTCAACTGAAAGGTATAGCGTAGATAGGCCAATAGCAATGACTACCAATGCGCCTATGTAACGGCTAGATGCCCTCAAATCGACTACCCATTGACTAGGCTGCCCGTATGGGTTATCTAGCTTGGCTAATGCCTCTATGCGGGCTATCTCGGATTGGTCAAGCTGGATTTGCTCTGCTATGGTGGTTGGCTTTACACCGCCAGCAAAGCGAGTAAATAACTGTTTGATGCCGTCAATACCAACTGGTACTAATGCACCGATGATGGTTTCTAATATCATTTTCTAAAAAATATATCAGTCATGTAGCTAATAAACGCACCAGCTACAGAGGCCACGCCCATTAATGCCCAAAGACTGCCTTTGCTGCGTTCAGCCATAGCCAGTAATTTCTTAATGTCTGCTTCCATAGCATCTACTTTGCGCTCTAGGTTATCCACAGACTGTACTAGCTTGCCGTACTCTACAGGGTTAATGTCACTCATGACTACTCCAGATAATAGGTTAGGTTTTTGATTAATCTTGTATTATCTGGTTCAAACTCTAGCGCAAGTTTGCCATGTGTAATAGCATCCTCTTTGTTACCTAGATTATAAGCAGAAATTGCCAATAAATCATGCGGTAATGCGCCCCAAACATCGGGATTCATGGTGTAAACCAACTCTTTATCTTTGATTTGTAATGCTCTCTCACAAGCGTCATAACAGGCTTGCCATTTAGATTTGTAATAGCATGACTGAGCAAGCTCTACCCACACTTCCCTAGTGTTAGGAGCAGTATTACAAGCCTTTGTGTACCAATCCCTGCCGTCTTGACCTAATTGGTCGTAGCACTTGCCTAGCAGTCGCATAGCGTATGCCCGTTCATTAGCCCAGGTTGCCTCTGGCATTTCCAAGTATTTGTTAAGGGCAACAACAGCCTCAAGCCATTTGGAATAGAAAGTTAATTCCCTAGCGTAGTAGAAAGCATTGCGCGGCTCATGCGGATCTTCTTTGACAGACAGTTCAAGTAAGGGTAAATACTGACCCCTAGATTTAGTGTTATCAGGCTTGTGAACTACTAGAAGTTTGTCTGTTTGGGCATAGACTTCATTAGTGCCAAAGCGAGGCATCGGGTATTCGTGTACTGGATTCTTCCAATAGTAGCCATGCCGATGGTGGATTTTTTCGTAGTAGAACTCAATGCCGCAGCCCCAGTCAAACTTGTATCTAAGCCTGGTTGTACCTGCTTGCCATACTCGCTCTATTTCTTCTCGCCAACCATCCTGTAATACTTCATCAAGGTCTAGGCTGATGCAGACATCATAATCTTTGGGGATTAAGGATAGGGCCGTATCCCTAGCAGTATCGAAACGCCAAGGATTAACGCAAATATCATAAACCAAAGCCCCATGTTCAGCCGCCTTAATCGCTGTGTCATCAGTAGAGCCTGTATCCGCTATCAATATCAAATCAGCATCTTTAGCGGAGTTACAGAATCGTTCTACAAATTGTTCTTCATTCTTTGCTATTGCGTACACTGCTATTTTCATGTCTTATCCTATTTTGTTTTAATTGCTCCAAGGTAAAGGCTCGATAACTGGTTCTACTGGTGGGTTGATTAGTGCGTTTAACGAACCTTGCACAGACCCTTCATAACTGGTTACACCATTTTCACCCATTGCGGATTGTACCCAGCCGATTACTTGCGCCTCTGTAAGTTGATTGTAAGGAGTAAAGCCCTCGCCCTGCTGTAAGGTAAAGTTCTGCCAGCCAGCTAAGTTGTATGTATAACCTTGGTCTTCACCTAAGATATTCCATTGTGCTGATACTACTACATCAGTTTGCCCATCAAGAATAGGCATTACCGACATTGATGTAATTGTCCATGTGTATGTTGTCATTGCTTTTCCTTTAGTTGTAATTCAAGTGATTCTACTTTTGCGTTTAATTCTTGTATTGCTTTTACTAATACAGGAAGTAAAGCACCATACCCAGCTTCTAATTTGTCTGGGTTAGTTTCGTCAACAAGATTTGGAATAGTAATACCAGTATCAATCTGCGCTTGTTTAAGTTCTTGTGCAATAAAACCAGCATCAGCAACACCTACTTTACTGCCATCACGCATATTCCAAATAAAGTTTACTGGGTTGAGTTTTTTAATAAACTCAATACCAGCTTGTAATGAAGTTATATCTTTTTTATCTCTAGCATCGGATATAGCAGTAATTGTTGTAACTGCACAACGCAGAGTTGCTATAGATGAGTTACCTAAAGTAACTGTGTTGCTTGCGCTGGCAGAAGATGGTGTAGCGTTATAACCAATTAATGTGTTGTTATTACCACTTATACTTTGAAACTCTGCAATATTTATTGCTGTATTTTGAGAGCCAGTACCGTTATAAAGACTATACACACCAAAACCAAAATTATTGCTGCCTGAATTTCCGTAAAGAGCGTACTCTCCCATTGCAAAATTCTTTGTACCTGCAAGATTAAATCCAGCGTAATTGCCTAAAGCACAAATAGCATTAGACGCTGGTGTATTTGCAAATACAGTTCCTATGGCAGTAGGAGTTGCCGCAGAACCACCGCTTGCTGGAGTTGTCCAAGTGGGCGCACTACCTCCATTTGAAGTTAATACTTGACCCGCTGTTCCAACCGCAGTAAAACCATAACCTGAGCCTGTGCCATAAATTGCGCTACCACTACTCGGTGTTGCTGAGTTGTTTGTACCGCCACCAGCAACACCAAGAACTCCCCATGTTGGAGAAGCACCAGCACCAGCAGACCTTAGAGCTTGACCATTTGAACCAGCATTAGCACCAGCCATTAAAAGCGCACCCCAAAAACGATTTCTTGTAATGCTAGAGTTGCCCCAAGTGGCTTCGTTGCTTACTGTAATAGCGGATGGGGCTGAGTTTGCTCCAACAAGGATGTTGTTAGAACCTGTGGTTAAGGTGCTACCAGCGGCTCTGCCTATTGCAGTATTTTGTGTTCCAGTTGTAAGTGCTGTTAAAGCTGATACACCAAGTGCGGCATTATCATCGGAAGTACAGTTTCTTAATGCTTGCCCACCAAATCCAGCATTTAGTCCGCCTGCTGTAGTTGTAGAAAGAACATCATTACCAAAAGCGGAATTACCAAAACCTGTTTGGTTAGAAAATAATGCGCTGTTTCCAAATGCGTTGTTTGCATTGGCTGTAGTTATTGCGTTTCCAGCAAACTTACCCATAATAGTACTGTCTGTAGAGGTAGTACGATTTGCAAAACCATTACCTATTACAGTATTTCCATTGCCATCTGCGGGTATTCCATAAACAGTACCAAGAGCAGAAGGAGTAGCGGCAGAGCCACCGCTTGCTGGAGTTGTCCAAGTAGGAGAAACACCAGCACCAGCAGATGTTAATACCTGACCTGATGTGCCAGCAGCACTTCCACCCATTTTAAAGTCACCCCAAAAACGATTGCTTGTAATATTGGAGTTACCGTGAGTGAATTCGTTGCTTATCGGGCTGGCTGATGGCTGAGCATCGTAACCAATAAGAATGTTGTTACTGCCAGAATAAAGATACTGCCCAGCGCCATTACCTAAGGCAGTATTTAGTGAACCATTTGTATAACCAAGAGCATAAACACCTATAGCCGTATTATTAGTTCCCGTACCATTTACAAGAAGAGCTCCTTCACCCATTCCAACATTACCTGAGCCTGTGCTATTTGAATAAAGCGCAAGATTACCAAAAGCATTATTAGTTCCACCTGTAGTATTAGAATTTAATGCTTCTCTACCAAAAGCATTATTATTTCCGCCTGTAGTATTAGACCGTAATGCATCTCTACCAAAAGCACTATTACTATTGCCTGTCGTATTAGCCCGTAATGCAGATGAACCAAAAGCACTATTACTATTGCCTGTGCTATTTAATATTCCAGATTCGTACCCAACAAAAGTATTGTTTACACCAGTTGTAACCGCACCAGCACTACTACCTAATGCCGTTAAGAAGGGTGTTGCAGAATCGGTTTCGCCAAACACAGTACCTAATACTGTAGGTGTAGCGGCAGAGCCACCGCCAGGTGTAATCCATTGTGTGTTGTAGTCAGTAGCATCAATCTTAGCCAACACTTGACCTGTTGTGCCGCCAACAGCAACACCCTGTCCAGTTGCACCTGTTGGTCCTGTTAAGCCAGTTGGCCCTGTTGGCCCAGCTACGGTTGATGCTGCTCCTGTTGGACCAACATCGCCTTGAATACCTTGTGGCCCAGTTGGGCCAACATCACCTTGAACGCCCTGGATGCCTTGGATTCCTTGAATACCCTGTGGCCCAGTCGGTCCAACATCACCTTGAATACCCTGCGGTCCAGTTGGTCCAGCATTACCCTGAACGCCTTGTGCGCCCGTAGGACCAGTAGGCCCAGCTACGGTTGATGCTGCGCCAGTAGGGCCTAAATCACCTTGCGGACCAGTAGGTCCAACATTTCCTTGAACGCCTTGAATACCTTGTGGACCAGTAGGACCTAAATCACCCTGGATTCCCTGCTCACCTTGAATACCTTGAATACCTTGTGGCCCAGTAGGACCTGCCGCGCCAGTTGTCCCTGTCGGCCCAGTAGGACCTGCACTACCAACCTCACCTTGAATACCAGTAGGTCCTGTAGGTCCAGCCACACCAACACTACCTTGTGGTCCAGTAGGTCCAAGTTGTGTATAGGTTACTTGCTGTGCTGTCACAATAGCACTTGGCGATTGTGGCGTTGTAGGTGTTGTGCCAGCAGGTAAAGTCTGTAAAGACACGGCTGTTGTTTCTGCTTGCCACATAATCTGAATGTAATCACCAGCCACAAATTTAAGCGTGTAGTTACATACAGCAATAAAGTTTCCGTCAAGCCCTGGTCGTGACGGCGTTACCGCAAAGAAAGATGAAGAATCTGCAACATCAACACCATTTTTTCGTACCCAAACAGTTGTGTCGGCATGGTCGTTGCTTGTATTTACCATCTGCAAAGAATAGGTAAATGTATAAACACCATCATGTGCAAATGTAATTCGATTGCTGCTGACAATGCTGACACCGTTAGAATCAGCATCAGTATTATTTAAGTTAACGGGGTAAGCAGTTGTGGTGCTTACAATAGTTTGATCGGTAGTATCAAAGAAACCACCCCAATACGCTACTGTGCCGCCAGTACCAATAGGACCTTGCGAACCAGTTGGGCCAGTAGGACCAGTAATGCTATTGCCTTGAATACCTTGTGAGCCTGTAGGGCCAGTAGGCCCTATTTCGCCTTGTATCCCCTGACTACCAGTAGGGCCTACAAAACCTTGTTCTCCTTGTATACCTTGTGGCCCTGTTGGACCAGCAATCCCTTGTATACCTTGATCGCCTTGAATACCTTGTATTCCTTGCGGACCAGTAGGGCCAGCAACCGTAGATGCTGCGCCAGTAGGACCTGTTGCGCCTGTGTTGCCAATTGAACCAGTTGGTCCTGTAGGACCAACCTCAGTAGATGCTGCGCCAGTAGGACCTGTTGCGCCTGTGTTACCAGTTGCGCCAGTAGGGCCAACTACGCCCTGGATGCCCTGAATACCCTGAATACCTTGTGCGCCAGTAGGTCCTACTGCTCCTTGAATACCTTGCGAACCTGTAGGGCCTGTAATGCCTTGAACGCCTTGCGGCCCAGTAGGGCCAACAGAACCAATAGAGCCTGTAGGGCCTTGTGTTCCAGTAGGGCCTTGTGTGCCTTGAGGACCAGTAGGGCCAACAACACCCCTATCAACTTGTAATATTACTTCACTACCTAGCGCATTTTGTATAGTTAATTCAGCCATTTTGTACCTTAAACATTAATAATTGCATCAGAACGCACAAGAAATAATAAGAAAATAATCATATCATTTGCTGGCGTTGGGCCAGAAGAAGGGAAACCAATATTAATCTTGCCAGTAAATCCAGCGCCGTTAATGTCGGCAATATTTAACTCTGGTTGACCAGCAATTAAACCCCATGCGGTGTCATCAATAACTAATGTAAATGAGCCGTTAGCATCATTTCTGTTTGCAATAGTTAATGAAATTGGGGTTGGCGTAGGGGTATAGTTACCCACATCAAAAGCCAATCCGTAGCGGGTATCCCTAACATTCGTTAATGTTCTGCGAATAATCTGTGCGGTTACAGTTGCGCCAGTTAAATTAATAGGCGCACTATTTTGTGCAAACGACAGATTCCAATAGGTTCTTTGCTGATAGACTAATTCGCCAGCAATAATTTGATTGTCAAACCCTGATATTTGCGTAAGGGTATTTTTATTAAAGACAGCCATGACTTCTCCACTCTAGGTTAATAGGGAATGGTACTCCACTCACCTACGAATCATGTTTTATCTTGTTTCCATAATTGTATAACAACTATATAGGCTGGGGTGGGAAATTATCGTTTGTTAAGTCGGCATCGGTCATGGCCTTTAAAGCGGCCCGATAATCTGCCCATTGCTGGATTTTTTCTGCCGTAAGGTCTGCATCTGGCAGTTGTGTCCAGGCTGTCATCATTAGGTATTGGCTTTGTTTACTCTTGCCAGCTTGTAACGCTAATTCGGTATTTAACACCCAAGACTGCGTAGGCATATCCCAGTAATAGAAATAAGATGGCTGTGACGGCTTTACCTGCCAGCCATCATGCCAGTACCAGTTTTTTAATACATCATCGGCATCAGCGTCATCAGGTATGGATTGCGCTATCCTTCCGTAATACTCTTTGCCGTTCTCATAAACCTCATCCACGCCTACATTGGTTATGTAAACGACTGCATTATTGTCTAAGAGTGCGAATCTCATACTGGATAGTTACAAAAAAGAACTGGCATAGTTGGCGCATTACCCATAGTGTAATCAAACGAATTGTACCAAAAGGTAGGAAATGTATTGACCCTCAATACGGCACAAGCACCTTGACCTGATAAAACGACTCCAGTTGGGGTTACACTTGCAAATCGCCCAAATAGACTAAATGGCCCAATTCCACTGCTGCCAATAATATTAGATGTATAAACGGTACTGCCTGTAATTGAGTTAAGGTTATTAAGGCATACGCCAAAATTACTGCTTTTAGTAAACGAAACAGCAGTATTGCTATAAGTTCCTGAGCTTAGTTTATAAAATGGTTTTGTAATAGTGAAGGATTGAAAGGTTGGGCTAAAGTAAGCTGAATCAAATACTTTTTGACTAATATCATTAAATACTCTAAGTCCATAATTGGTTGGCACACCATAGTAAGGATCTTCATTAGCTACCAAAAAATAAGAAAAGGTGTAAGTATTGCCAGAGTAAGGAGCAACTCCAGCAATACCTTGATCCGAAAAACTTGAGGCGGCTACGATAGACATACCGTTGTATAAACCGCTACCATCCCTAGTCATAAAATTTAAAGCAATCGGGCCAGAAGATTGCGTAATAAACACTAATGGTGGATTAAGAAAGCTGCGTTCAAATGTAATACTTGCAGAAGTTGGCTGAAAATAATTATCATTTCTAGTAGTGGCAGATTGCAAACTGGTTGCTGTGCCAGTCCTAATAAACGAACCGTCTAGATTGTTTTGTATGTAAAAGGCTTTGTGCGTTGCATCAATAGATACAGCCGAACCACTTGAACCAGCCGCAAAGAATCCATAGCCAGTCGGTGTAGTAGGAACTCCAAACGCATAAACTTGTGTGCTAGTAGGATTAATATTGGGTGGGTAAACAGCCGTATTGCCGCCATTCTCATATGCGGTTGGACCATAGAAAAAAGTAGAACTGGCGTTTAGACCACCATTAACATTAACAGTCCCACCAAAAACTGCCCCGCCTATAAACGATGCTGACATAGCCGATATAGGCGTTGCCATTCCAAACTGCGTTACAAAACCTGTTGATGGAACAGTAGCATTAGTTGAGTATGTGCCGTTATTATTAAAGAACACCCCATTCATGGTGGGCGAGTACATATACAACTGGCCCGCAGCGTTTTGTGTTGCTATTCCATAGACTGCCATTATGGTCCTAAATATCCAATTAACACTCGTAAAGTATTTGCACTATCAAATACCGAAATTTGTGTATTACTAATTGTTAATCGCTCACCAGTTGATGCGTTGCGTATTAATACGCTACCGTTAGCATCTACTTGGAAGTTGCCGTTAGCCGAACTAATTAAGCCTGACACATTTAAGTTGCCTGTGTTGACAGAAAGGGCAGATAAGTTACCTACTTTTAGGTTAGACAGGTATGGAACATTCCAAACTGAGTTGCCTGTAGCTGGATCGTATATGCCGTCAGATTGGTATAAGTATTCACCAGCGACCAATGTTGATGGTGTACCAGTCCAAACTGTTCCTGTACCCCATGAGTTATTAGGCGGAAATGATGTTGAACCAACGGTTGTAATGGTTGTTGGTGTAGATGACAAAGATCCTAAAGTAGATTTGCTGTAGCAGATACGGGATGATGCGCCAGCCAGACCCGTTGTACCATTTGTGCCAGCGTATCCTATGGCAGAAATACTAGATGATGTCCAAGTGATTGTTGATGTAGTTGCTGCTGCGTCTGCAATTAGCTGTACGCTTGCACCCCATAAAGTAAAGCCAGCACCAGTTGGTGTGCCTGGCGTTGTAGACCACCCAGCAGGGATAGACGATATTAAGCCGTTTGACCATGTGTAGGTTGATGTACCTGTAGGTGATGCGGGTATGGATATAGCCCATTGATACACAGTAGGCTCTGCTGCTTGTAATCCGTTTGCGCCATTAGCACTAACAGATTGCACAGAAAAACCAGTTGTCCAATCTACAGTAGTAGTTAGATCAGCCGATGGTGCTGACACACCTTTGCTTGCGGAATATAACTGTATTAATGGAGTGCCAGGGTTGGCTGGTATAGCCGTTGACCAACCATTACCACCCGTATAACCTGAGTTTAAATTGGTTGCCCATGTAAATGTAGAACTTCCATTTGGGCTTGAAGGAGTAGATGTTGACCACTGATACAAGTAAGCTACGCTATTCTTTAACCCTGCTGCGCCAGTTGCACCAACATAGTTAAAAGTAAACTGTATTGCTGCCGTAGCACCCTGAGTTACTACGCCAGTAGAGCTTTTGTATCTAACTGGCACAGACATCGATGCTGGGTTAGTGGACATCGATGTTGGTTGCGGGAACAAAGCATAGCTGCCACCATCAGTCGGTGTGCTGATAGTAATGCCAGTCGTTACTATATCGCCATAACCCGTTGTGCTTGAGTTGCCAATGCGCCAAGTATTATTGACAAATAAAGCGTCTGAATCGCTTTGCGATGCAACAAAATCAATAGAGCCGCCAGCGGCAGTTCCATACAACTCCGCTACAACGCCAGTAAAGTTAGGTGTTGTGCTGTATGGAATTTGCAAAATAGCAGGGCTAAATGTGGCTAGGAATGTTCCAGCAACGGCAGATGAGGTTGGATTAGGCAACCAAAAATACGATGCAGACAAGCCAGATAAATTAGATTGCGCTACATCGTTACCAACTTTGTAGGCAAAGTAATAAGTATCAGTAGGCAAACTAATGTTGATAAAATCAAGAGTTGCGCCATTAGCAAACGGTTGAGAGTCTGATGCCTCTTGTGTATCAAGCAATATCCAATCGGTATTAGATGGCACAGTAACGGTGGTGTAATAAAGCAATACGCTGGTAACTCGGCCCGTTGCTGGAATAGTCACCCGTACAGAAAATGATGGTACTGCTGCACTTGGCAATTGATCGACAACAGCAGGTGTGCCTAAAGCACTAAAGTAACTACTAGAAACTAAGCCAGAGTTGGCTGCTGGTGTGTACTGCGTAATATCTTTATCGTCATACACAGCACCGTTGTATTCGATAAGCTGTATGTTTGCGCCCAATACGCCTTCCGCAGAAATAGCCTCTTTTACCTGTGTTGCCCTAAATAGCTTATTATTCCAGCCAAAAGCAGCATTGGTTACAGACACAACATCGCCAGCATTTACTTGTATGCCATCATAGGTTGTATTGATGGTAACTAATAAATCTTCCCTTGATTGTTCCATTAGCCTATTAGCTAAATACAAAGCCTGTACGCTGTCATTTACAAGATCGTAATTTGTAGTTAGTTTGTTAACTGGCTCATTTGGGTATAGCAAGAATGTTGGCACACTAGCTAAAACATAATTGGATTGATCGCGATTGGTTGCGTCAGGAAACTTTGCCTCAATCTGATTTGGCATTTGTGCAATATCAATTGAGCCAATGGAAATTGCGCCAATCAAATTGCTATCGTCAAAACTATATGATGCAGCCTCACCTTTATTAACAACAATAGCCCATTTTCCTAGGGTTGCGTTGTATTGCATCCAAGAATCGGATGCAGTCATAATTGCATCCACATTTTGCAATATACCTTGATTGGTATCTATAACGCCATTAATGCGATACCTAAACTGGGTTGCTGGATTGCCTTCGTAATCGTTAAATGTTACAAGCTGGTCAGAATAAGTGTTCAATGCCGTAGCGGAATCAAAATCTAAATACTCGTTCTCTACGGCTGCGCCATACACCGTATTCTGCATATAGTCGTACCAAACATCACCAGGCTTTGCTGCGCCAGTAGAGTTAAGGTAATGTTTACACTTAAATGTAACTGGTGACATCGATGTCGTGCCAGCATCGCGGCTATAAGTCAATCGAATAACGGCAAACGCCAAACCATTCATTCTTCTGTTTGTAGATGTCCATTGCTGGTCAAATGTAAGACCAGAGCCACTTCCCATGCTAAATGCAGTTCCGCTTGCCCAAGGTAACGGCCCACTATTTAAGGGGGTCACATTTCCAGAGTAGTCTGAACGGTATAGATTAATGTAAAGATTGCCACTAATCTTGGTATCCACATTGCCAGCACCATCAGTCAAACTAATGACTTTAGTTGGGTCTGAGTTGTCAAACGCAATTAATCGATCTGCAAAATAGAACTTAGTAGTGTCAAATGTAAATTGACCATTCTCGCTAATGCACGATATAGCCATGACATAAAACATCTTCATGCCGTCTGTAGTCAAACAAGCATCTACAAACTTGCCGCCAATAAAGAAGTCACCATAACCTACTGGAATTGGATTAGTTGTGTCTGGTGGTACTTGATTGCGAACACCAGGGTCTTTTTGCGTTGCACCAGAATCAATATTATTGTTAGGAGCAAATATTTTATTAACAATTAATGATGTGGCAAAGGTAGCTGCAAGAATGTACACAGAGGCATAAGCCAATCCTTGTACTGCCGCAGCAGTACCAATGCTGACCGCCAATACAACCAGGCTTGCAAAAGCATAAGCGGAATTAGCAATGAACAATAATCCAAGTGCTACATAGATTTTTAATATAGTTTTATTCATTATTTAATCCAGCTTTCTTCCAATTTGGCAAACCCAAACCTGTCATATTTAATATCTGGGCTTGTGCTTAACTTTCCCATCACAACCGCATTAATTCGTTTTGTTTCCTTTAATACTTCTGCTTTAGCTAAATATGCCTTTAATAAGCGATACCCTATTGGTGTATTGCGATACTCAGGTCTTACATACCACGCCAATTCGTGCAACATCAAGAAATCTTTATTCCACAATGAAGGATTAATAATGCCAGCAATTAACCCCTTATCTTCTTCTATATAAATAACGCCTAATCCAGCAAACAAAGTATTTAATAAGCTATCTAAATACGATGCCTCTAAATCATTAAGATGATCCAGTTTAGATTCTTTACCAAACTCTTGTATCATTTTTATAATACTTATCTTGTCGTATTTGTTTGCTTCTCTTATCATTCTGGGCCAGCTATATAAGTTGTAGTAGCGGTTTCTGCCGTTGGCGTAGTCTGACTGCCGCCAGTTGGCTCTTTACCAAAGTCAAAATAGGTCGCTGCAATAATCGGTACTCTATCCATACTTGTATCGTTAGTGTAGATATTCTTCCAAATCTGAGGATTAGTCTTTATACCTGCGTTTCTGCTTTCCAATACTAAGCGCATCGATGCAGACGATATAACGCAAGTGGCAACCCTAATCCGTTCTGCCTCATTGTAATCCTCTACAATCGCAATATTATTAATAATGCCTTGATAGCGTTTAAAGAACTGTTGCGTAGGAGTTGTAATAATCTGGTTATTGCTATCCAAAAAGCCACGCCAAATCTCAATCTTGCTGCCCTTTAGGTCCGCACCCAAGACTAGCGATATATTGTTTGGGTCAATGCCATTGATGCTAACCTTTAAGTCGGCACTATTAGCCTTGATGCTGCGCTGGATTTCGTCAATACCTAAGAGCGAACCTAAAGCATTATAAGTATTGCCATTGACCGTAATTGGAGCAGCGGCATTACATAAATAGTAATTGGTTGATGGTAATGTTAATTTCAAAAACTCAGCTACTCTTATCGAATCTGAGTTTAATGCGTTCATTATTGTTGTCATATTTTGTCCTAGTTTGCTACATCTTCCCTAAACACAAAATCACCATCCCATTGCACATAAGCACCATCAGTCATAGGATTAAGTGTATATGTTGGGCATCTTTCAGCCACAACATTGAATGACACCGCATTACCCATTAGTACGGTTGCGCCTGAAACTGGCAATCCAATAAGCGGTCTATGGATATTAACGGTTGTACCTGCGGTGTCTTGCGTTACCTTATAGACATACCCGCCAACCATAATAAAGTCACCTGCCTTGTATGTGCCATTAGAACTTAGCGTCAATACTTGCGTATTTGCGGTAGGGGTTGTAGCAAGCGTAGCGGCAGTTGCCGTACCTTGCATCTTAGTAAACCAATCCAAATTGCTAGATGCAAATGTAATAGCCTGCGGCAACTGACGGTCAAGGTTATCAATGGACTGAATAACATCTCGCACCTGGGGATAGTACAAATAGCTGTGCGGAGTGACTGTAAACACCCAAGGCACAGAAGTTAAGTATTGTGCCACCCGTAGTTGCCCAGAACGGCTAACCTGTTGACCAACAGTCCTTCTGTTATTAACAGACATCTTCTGCTGTATTTCAAATATTGTTTGGAAACCAGACATTATGTTCTACTCCCAGATGTAGATATGTTTCTATTTGCATATTGGTTAGCTGCCCATATTGCCTTGCTACTTCCATACAATCTATCTTCAAATGATTTAGTATCAATGGCGTTCATGTTGGCAATGTACGGCCCATTAAATACATTCTGTGGCTGGTTTCCGTAATTACTCATTCTTTGATTTGGGATGATAGTTCCGCTACCATTAGGCAAAAATAGTTCAGGGCCATTCTCGCCAACTAAAGTCGGCCCATTTATAAACCCACCGTCTGCGGCCGCTGGCAATTGAAAGGCAGAACCACTAAATGTCCCAGTTGACATACCATGAGTGCCAGCCGATGCACCGCTAGAAAACATACCGCCAAACAAAGAACCCAATCCCCGCATAGCAGACATAGCCATGTATTGCGCTTGAATTTGCATAAGATTAGCAATAACCGATATTGTAAAGTCCTTAAAGCTAAACTTACCAGTCATTAAGAATGCTTGTATGGCTTGTGTCATTGATGTAAATACGGATGAATTAAAGTCTTTTATGTATTGCAAACGATCACCAAGCAATGTAATTTCTTCCCTAGTTTTTCCAATTTCGGTTTGTTGCTCAATTAATTTTGTTTTGGCATCGCCAGTTAAATCTTCATTTCGTAAGATTTCTGCAATCTTTTGTTGCGTTTCAAGCCTCTGTTCTGCAAGTTTTGCTTCAGTTTGCGTAATAAAGAAATTAGACTGGTATATACCCATCTTCTGTTTTTCTATATCTAACGCATCTTTCTCTGTAATCTGCTTTTCACTAGCAGATTTAAATGCCTCGCGATTAATCTTTTGTATCTCTTGAGCTACTTTAAGTTCTTCGTTTTTCTTAAACTGCGCCAATATCTTAGCTTGTTGCCCAGAGCTGACCCA